TAGCGAACAAGTTTTATCAGCAAGAACAACATTAACGCTTATTTCAGACACACAATATTTTGTGATGGAAGAAGGTGATTATTTAACCACTACTTCTGAGGCTGGCTCAACAATGTCTGTACTTGCAACATTTGAAGTATTAGGAGCGCAACGAACATGACCTACTTAGAACTTGTTAACGATGTGCTAATTCGCTTGCGTGAAAGTACAGTAACTACTGTTGGCGAAACAACCTATTCTTCTTTGATTGGCAAGTTTGTCAATGATGCCAAGCGTCAGATTGAAGATACATATACTTGGAATTGCTTGTCACAAACAGTAACAATTTCAACTACTGGTGGCACACATTCTTATTCTTTGACTGGTGTTGGTCAAAAGTTTCGTGTGATGGATGCTCTGAATACAACTAGCAATGTTGTGATGGGTGATGTTCCTTTCACGAGCATGAATCGTAAGTTGAACTTTGTAACTCCAGTTCAAGGAATCCCCTCTGAATACTGCTTCAATGGCGTAGATTCTAGTGGCGACACAAAGATTGATTTGTACCCAATTCCTGATGGCGCTTACACAATCTTATTTGATGTGATTGTTCCTCAAGCTAATCTCTCTTCTGACTCCACATCTGTCAAAGTCTTGGACTATTTGGTGACTCAGAGTGCTTATGCTCGTGCTTTGATTGAGCGTGGTGAGGATGGAGGAACTAACTCTTCCGAGGCTTATGCCATGTTCAGAGGAATGCTTGCTGATGCTATTGCAATGGAAAGCACTCGTTATCCTGAAGACAATTTTGAGGCAGTCTAATGGCAGCGCCACTACAAAGTTACAGTCTTTCAGCACCAGGCTTCTACGGCCTGAATACTGAAGATTCGCCCTTAGATTTAGGGTCTGGCTTTGCTTTAGTTGCTACAAACTGCATCCTTGACCAATATGGTCGTATTGGTGCTAGAAAAGGTTGGGCAAAGGTCAACTCCTCTTCTGGAAACCTTGGTGCTAACGATGTTGGTGTTATCCATGAGCTAGTCCAGAATGATGGCACGCTAACAGTTCTGTTCGCTGGCAATAGCAAAATATTCAAACTTGGTACATCCAATGCGGTGACTGAATTGACCTATGGCGGTGGCGGTACTGCTCCTACCATTACTGCAAACAATTGGCAATGTGCATCTTTGAATGGCATTGCATACTTCTTTCAAACAGGGCATGACCCTTTGATTTACGACCCTGCTGTAAGTACAACTACTTATCGCAGAGTGTCTGAGAAGTCAGGTTATGTAGCTACTGTTCCACAAGCAAATATTGTTTTATCTGCTTTTGGTCGTTTGTGGGTTGCTAATACTTCTACTGACAAAGTAACGATTAGCTTCTCTGATCTGATTGCAGGTCATGTATGGGGTGGTGGCACTTCAGGAATACTAGATGTTTCTCGTGTATGGCCTAATGGTGCTGATGAAGTGATGGGCTTGGCTGCTCATAATGATTTCTTGTTTATCTTTGGTAAACGACAGATTCTTGTTTACTCCAATGCTTCTACACCCGCATCTCTTGTTTTGAGCGACACAGTAGGCTCTATTGGGTGCGTAGCTAGGGATACCATTCAGAGTATTGGCTCTGATGTTGTTTTCTTGTCAGACTCAGGTGTTCGTTCATTGATGAGGACTATTCAAGAGAAGTCTGCTCCTTTGCGAGACATCTCTAAGAATGTTCGTTTTGACCTGAATTCATCTTTGGCAAGCGAAACATTGGCTAACTTGAAGTCTGTTTACTCAGAAAAAGAAGCCTTCTATCTGCTTGTTTTGCCTGCAACATTCCAAGTTTATTGCTTCGATACTAAGCAGAATCTGCAAGATGGCTCGTTCCGTGTAACTAAGTGGGACTCTATTGCTCCAACTTGCTTGAAATCACTTAGAAATGGTGATTTGTACATTGGTAAGAATGGCTACATTGGTAAGTACAACGGCTATCTTGATGATGATGCCACTTATCGCTTTGCTTACTATACAAACAATGCTGACTTGGGTAATCCTAACCAGATTTCGATTCTCAAGAATGTGACCGCCATTGTGATTGGTGGATCGAATCAGTACTTAGCGATTAAGTGGGGATTTGACTATTCTGGTGCTTATCAAGCCGAGAATATCTACATTCCTACTCAGACAAGTTATGAGTATGGTACTGCTGAGTACAACATTGCTGAATACACAAGTGGTGTTCCTATCAAGACTCTGACCGCCAATGCTTCAGGTGCGGGAAAGATTGTCCAAACTGGTTATGAAACAACGATTAACAATGTTTCATTTTCTCTGCAAAAGATTGAAATTCAAGCCAAAGATGGCAAAATGGGCTAAGAGGTAAATCATGTCTAATTACACCAAAACCACGAACTTTGCATCTAAAGACAATCTGTCGCCTGGCAATCCTCTAAAGATTGTCAAGGGTGCTGAGATTGACACCGAGTTCAACAATATTGCTACTGCTGTTGCCACTAAGACTGACAATGCTTCTGCCAATATTACTGGTGGCTCAATTACTGGCATTACAGATTTGGCTATTGCTGATGGCGGTACAGGTGCTTCTACAGCTACTGCTGCTCTGAATAACCTCTTGCCTAGCCAAACAGGTAACGCAACCAAATATCTCCAGACTGATGGCTCAAATGCTACTTGGGATGCAGTAAGTCTTTCTACTTCTGACATTACTGGTACTTTACCTGTTGCAAATGGTGGTACAGGCGTAACTTCTTCTACTGGTACAGGCTCTGTTGTTCTGTCAAATAGTCCTACATTGGTGACTCCCACATTGGGAACTCCCGCTTCTGCAACTTTGACAAACGCCACAGGACTGCCGATCTCTACTGGTGTAAGTGGTTTGGGTACTGGTGTTGCTACTTTCTTGGCTACACCTTCATCTGCTAACTTGGCTTCTGCTATTAGTGATGAAACAGGTTCAGGTGCTTTGGTGTTTGCCAATAGCCCAACTTTGGTCACTCCCGCCCTTGGAACGCCCTCTAGCGGTACTTTGACCAATGCTACTGGCTTGCCTATCAGCACAGGTGTTTCAGGTCTTGGAACAGGCGTAGCGACCTTCCTAGCAACTCCATCAAGTGCAAACCTTATTTCTGCTGTAACAGATGAAACTGGCACAGGCTCTTTGGTCTTTGCAACATCTCCAACATTGGTGACGCCTGCTTTGGGTACACCTTCTAGCGCAACATTGACTAACGCTACAGGTCTTCCAATTGCTACAGGCGTATCTGGTTTAGGTACTGGCGTGGCTACAGCTTTGGCTGTGAATGTCGGCTCTTCTGGCGCTCCTTTGGTCAATGGTGGTGTGCTTGGTACTCCTTCTAGCGGGACAGCTACAAACCTTACTGGTTTGCCTTTGTCCACAGGTGTAACAGGGACTCTTCCTGTCGCCAATGGTGGTACAGGTCAGACTAGCTACACAGATGGTCAATTGTTGATTGGTAACACAACAGGTAATACCCTTACTAAAGCTACTTTGACAGCAGGCTCTGGCATCTCGATTACCAATGGTGGTGGTTCAATCACGATTGCTACATCTGGTGGTGGATCGGGTGATGTAACTGGCCCTGCATCTTCTACAGACAATGCTTTAGCTCGTTTTGATAGCACTACTGGCAAGATTATTCAGAACTCTGTTGGTATCTTGAGTGATACAGGTGCTATTTCTGGTTTGACAGATATCTCTGCTTCAGGCTCTGTAACCCTCTCTGGAGGCACAGCCAACGGAGTAACCTATCTCAATGGTTCAAAGGTTCTGACAAGTGGCTCTGCGCTTACTTTTGATGGGACAACATTAGGCAATTCGTCAAGCGGAACACCTTTAAGCCTAAATAGAACTGGTGCAGGAACTGCATTAATTGAACTTAAACAAAGCGGTACTGTTGGTAGTTACATTGGTACAAGTGGCTCTAGTGATGTAATTTTCTTTAATGGTTCTGCTTCTGAACTGATGCGTTTGAATGGCACAGGGTTGGGTATTGGTACAACATTACAAAATGGCACAAAACTAAATGTAATGGGCGGTGACAATGTTCCCGCTACAAGTGGTTCAACCCAAAATGGCGGATTGCGTGTATCAAGTAAAACTACAGGCTCTGGTGGCTATGTTCTTGATATGGGTGTATCTGATACAAACGCATACGGTT